CGTTCCTTGTTTAATATCTATGGTAAATTCTGCAAATCCATCGGTTACAGGTGATGTAATGTCCTCTGAAACACAAAAAGTATAGTTTGTATTCGCAAAATCACCTAATGCAACGAGTCCAGCCTTCAAAGTTACGCTAGATTTTGAGGTTCCAGACCCCAAATCCACTGTAAAACTGATATTTGCGGTTGCAGCTCGTCTTGAAGAGGGTATATAACCTACATTTCGTGCTAAAGCTACGACATTTTCACGTAAAGTTGCACTATCAATGAACGATTCGTTAGCAACCATGTTAGTATTATAGGCTGTAACGTAGGTATTGTATGCTAAAGTGTCAATTAATATGGATAAATTCGATCCTTCAAAGTCAAAATCAGTAAAATTAGAGTTGGCACGCAGATATTCACGCAAAGAAACCTTAATTTCTTCAAAATCGAGATTTGTATATTGTGTGAATGCCATTATACTCTAGTTGGTTGAAGGATAAATGTTATTTCTTGGGGAGTTGCCTCTTGGCCGATGATATCATAAGCTACTGTGACCTCTAAATCGTTAGTATCGTTCGGATGATTGATGATTACATCCGTAAGATTGACTCTAGGTTCAAAATTTAATATAGAATTTTCAATTTGTGTTTTTAAAGTCGCTTTCAAACCATTATCTGGTAGTTCAAATAAACTATCTTTGACTTGAGAACCAAGAAGAGGGTTAAAAAACCTCTCTTCATTAATTGTTTCAACTAAATTACGAACAGATCTCTTAATTGCATCCTCATTTGTAAGTGCAAGTATATCATTTGTTACAGGATGTCTCTTAAAAGATAGAGAAATATCCTTAAAACGTCTAGATTGTTGTTGTCTTATGACTGGCATCTACTTCTTGATGCAATTTACTCAATATATTTATACTACTTTATAAAATGTATATTTTAAGACAAGCTCTTCAATCGGATTTATGTCTTTAATTGTGCGAATATAGTACTTATTACCTACCAAATACTTTTCACAGTTTGGATTATCACTGTGATTTATGAATCCACCAAGTGGAGTGCGATATATTTCTTCATCTACAACAATATGCGACATACCAAGCTCAGTACCTGATGGTATTTCATTCATCGTAAAGATACCTTGACCAGCTATAGGACTATTCATTACATAAAGTCCCTTTGGAAGTGCTTGATATGGCGTCGTCTTTGTCATCTCCCTTGGCCTCGATAACGTTTTCTTGCTTTATTTCGAGAAGTTGCGCTGAACTTCGAGTGTTTTCCGAGTCCTTGCCGAGATTTTTTGGGTCTTGCGTCTACAAAACTAGTTCCCATCATTGATTGCTTCATTTTCGCCATTGCTTAACTCCATTGTAATTGTACTTGGGTCTGGTTGACCTGTATTATAATAAGCCTCAGAGAGGTCTTGAATGATTTCCATTGCGTCTTCCATACTTCCGTTGGAAAGAACGAGTCGTCCTTTGACTCTTACATCATATGACTCTGGTTTTTTCATGTCCTACACGTATACGAGGGTCGCACCATATCTCATAACCCTTCTTCTTTGCATCTAAACAGAAACTGACATCCTCACCACACATATCCTGTACCTCACCAGACTCAAAGACTTGCATCTGAGGTGCAAACCAAGGATACTCTAGATTCTCAAACACACCCTTTTTAATTGACACCCATCCAAAACCTGTATAGTCACATGTAAAAGGCTTTCTTCTCTTACTCATTGTCTCTACAGTTTCATGATTCATGACACCTTTATTCTTTTTGAAGTCTTCTTCTTCCAACCAGTGTGCAATGGATGTAGTAGTGCCATCTTCAGTTGCATACCAACCAGCTGCAATATCCTTCTCCATACCTAACTGCATAAGTCTGAAGAAACTTTCTGTATTAAAAACTATATCATTGTCTATCCATAACTGATAGTCATACTCTAATTTACCATCCCAAGGTTTCTGTTCCTTTCCACGTAGTACATTTGCACCAAGACACTTGCATCTTGCAAAGTTTACCATACTACTGTAGTCTTGTGATATCTGTATTGCACCTCCGCAACCAACAATGTCAAAACAAAGTTGTACGAAGTTCTTTAGGAAGGTATAACTACAACCTCTACCAGGCATACAAAATACTATCTTCTTTCCCTGTAAATGCTGTTTGACTTTTTCGATATCGAAATCATCTTTGGGGGCAACTGCTGGTTTGGCTGCCTTTACTTTAAATCCTTTCGCCATGTAATATTCAAAGGTGTAATATAATCATACCATGTATATAGGTGCTTGTCAATAAGACCTCTGGTGGGTATTTTGGCCACCCAAATTTTTTTGAGTATTTTCTGGCACAAACTCAAAAATGATCAGAACCAGAAAGAATCCGAAACCAAGAAAGAACCTCAGTATCTTCATGGGGGATCTTATCAACCACCCTGCGAATACCACTTTCCAGAATGGCCAATCCTGGCCAGTCTTGTGGCTCTCGGCGAAATTTTTATATTTGTCTCGATGGTGCATACTTTTGTAGGTTAGGGATGTTTAGCTTTTTTACTACGCTACGCTTGGGGGAAATCATCACCCCCCAAACAACTGCTGCCAGCACGAACTATCCGCTGGTCTTATAGTATGATGACTTAGGCGCTGAGATGACATTAGTCTCAGGGCGTAGGGCGTGGGCGCTGTATGCCTGCCCTCTTCTGTTTGTGTTGGTTCTTACGCCCTTAGTCATGCTCATGACCAGTTCGCCCTTCCGTGGGCGGCGTGGTCTTAATACCTTGATGGTGTAACCCTGCTCAATGAGCGCTTGTCTTGATACTGTCATTAGTCCTCATTAGTATAAGAACCTTCAACGACTCTTTTGCCGTTGAGTGCATACCAGACTAATTCCGCTATGCCATACTCCTGTGCCATATCGTAGCAGAGGTCATAACCGAAGTCGTTTGTGACTGGTTCTTGAATGGTTGTATTTGGAACTTCAACGAATTTTTGTATCATAATAAAAAAGGAATCAATTTAACTTATACCTCTATTATAGTCGATAGAGGTGGGAAATCAACTAAACGTTACATTTAGTTGTAATTACCCTATGCGTACTTAGAGCAAGGGTGTGGATTACTAGGAGAGCAACCGAATGAAGCAATGAATGAGTCTAGGAAGTCAATGTCCTCTTCGGATAGATCATCAAAATCAATGCAAGCAATGTGATCGACTCCCCACTCTGCGACCTCTTGTGTGAACTCTTCCCAATCGCAACAAACATGAGCAACGTTCTCAAAGTTGTCTACGTCTAGGATTCTTCTAGCGATTCTTTCTGCAAATGGTGTCATAATAAAAAGGGAATTAAATTTCTTATACCTCTATTATAAAGGATAGAGATGCTAAAACAATGTAATGTTTACAAACTGTTATAATTCAGGCCCATTTAATTTTGCCTTCTTCGTTTGCAATATCAAAGCAAATTTCGCATAGACAGTCGGCTTCTGGGAAATTGTCCCGCCAGTCATAGTCCTCTTCAAGCGGAGCGTCCCAATAGTAATAAAGCTCTGGTTGATAGTTGGCATGCTCTTTGGATTCTTCAAGCGTGGTGTCCTGATCGTTGAAGTTTCCGCACGAATCACAATATGCCATTAGTCTCTGTCCGATATGTACCAAGTACCTGGCAGCGGTGTTGGTAATGGTTCCCAGTTTCTTGCCTGCATATCCTTTAATACTGCGGCGATTACTGGATCTTTCATGGCGGATTGGTTCATAAGAACCCTGCCGCCATACATTGGTGTCAAGTCTTTATTAAACATTATTGGCATAACTCCTCGAATCTTTTGTTAGCAATTTCGATTTGTTTCTCTTCGTCTAGGTATGGGAAGTTTTCTATTACTTCGTCATAGATGTCCCAGAGAAGGTCTTCGTGATGTAAAGTTGACATAATTTGAAAGGGATTGAATTTGTCTTATACTGTTATTATAAACCCTATGAGCGGTAATGCAACCAACTCATAGGGAAATGTTTACAAACTGTTATAATTGTAATTCGGCCATCATTTCGCTCATTTCGTCATAGTCCGCTTCTGTCCACTTGGCGCCGTCGGGTGTCTTATTCATTTCTAGATCTTGCATCGAAACGATAAAATCAAACCAATCTTCGCAATGGCGAGCAATATTATAAAGTCCCTCATCATTATTAATCCATAGAGCGCAATTCCATGTAGTCCAGTCTGAC